AGTTTGAGTTCTTCGGAGGGGAGCTTGTAGCCGTCGATCTTGCGGCGTCGCCAAAAAAGCCGCTCCGTCGAGACGCCGTATTTATCGCGCAGCTCGAACTCTTCTTCGCCGCCGTACTTCGGGATTTTGCCAAGCGACGATTCCGTCTCACCGCGCTGCGCTTTGGAGAGCGGGCGCAACTCACCGCGCGGGTTGGTGCGCGAGCGGCAGGTGTACTCTTCGTGGAAGCGCCACGGGCAGATCGCCGGGACCATCACGCCGGGATAGCCTTTGGCGACGGCATCCGGCACGCCCAGTATCCCGTCCAGCACGTCGGCTGCGGCAAGCTCGCCCTTCCACGATTCGATGCGCTTGACCCATTTCGGGTTCTCTTCGATCGCTTCCATGATCATCGGGAAGTACGAATCGTCGATCCCGTTGGGGGTCGTGTCGATGATGAGAATTGAGTTTGCCGTTAGCGGCATGGCCGAGATGATCCCCGACTGCACTTCGTACTGCCGATCGCTATCCATGTGCGCGTATTCCGAGACGCACACGAACCCGGGTGGAGCGCCGCGGAACGACGACGGGACCGTGATCTGATAGACCGCGTTGAGGCCGGGGTTTGAGAGGCGGTCCTTTTGGTTCGGGTTATCGAACACGAGGTGCTTCATGTTCTGGATGCGCCGCATCGGTTGCATGAAGCCGGGGAGCCCGTTGAGCATCGTGCCCAGGCGCGTGGCTTGCTCGACTGCCACGTCCTCGTCGTCCACCAGCAGCATAGCGCGCTTGTTCTCGTCGAGCGCGAAGTGGAGCCCGCGCGCGATGTTCTCGACGGTCCAGCCGAGTTGGCGGACCTTCACCTCCCCGACGCGCCCGGGCAACTCGGCGCGCAGTTGGCTATCGAGCGTGTAGCGCAGGATGGCCTGGCCGACGAACGGGCGGAGCGTCGTCATGTTCCCCGCCTTATCCGCGACGTAGGCGAAGTTGCTGGCGAAGAAGTGGTAACTTTCGTGGATGTGCTTGGTGAGCGCGAGGCGCCAGATGTTCTCGTGGCCCGGCGGGCACTCGTCGGTGCCGTACTTGCTGCGAAAGAACCCGGGCACGTCCGTCCGCTCGTTGGCGGCGTAGAGCGACTTCACCGAAGGAGGATTCGCCGCGTCGGCTAAGATTCCGCGATGCGCTTGTTCGAGGCTCTGAGGAAGTTCCTCGATCCACGAGGGCCTGCGGCTCCCGTGCTGACGACCGACTCGTTCTTCAAGGAGCGGGCGGGCTTACCGATTGCCGCGCCGCACGCCGTGCGCGTGCAGATGGAAGCGCCGGCCGATGTGGAGCGGGCGCTGGCGCCCGTGCGCTTCGTTGCCGCTGACGATGCGACCGATGTGCCCCGAGACCGCGTGCGGCAGGTCTCCGCGTTCGTTGAGGAAGTCTGGACGCCCGTGTACCGCAGTACGGACTCGACTGACCTCGCGACGATATTCCGCACCTCGCAAGAGCTGGTCGGATGGACTGTTCGACAGCGGGCGAGCGTCTCGAGCCAGGCGCGACACCGGCTCACGGCGGAGCAGTTCGTCGAGGTGCTCCAATCGGCCCAGATCCAGGCCAGCGACGAATACCTAAACGGCTACTACGAGACGATTCCCGGCAACGACCCGCTCATCATCGACGGCCAGATCATGAAGGGCAAAGCGACCTACGATGCCGACGGTCGCATGACCCACGACGGGACCGTCCGAGGCGGCACGATGATCACGGGCGGTCGCGCCGAGTACCGCGCGAAGACCAAGGGCATGGTGCTGTGGGATGCCGGAGTCGTCCGCGAGCGGATGAAAGCGGAGGCCGACATCGCCACCCGGCCCGTTCGAAACGTGAAGGCCAACCTGGAGCGGAAGGCGGGCGAGGTGCTCCCGATGCGTCGCCTCTTGGCGAACCCGCGCGTGGATCGACGTTCGGCCGTCTAGTGCGTGAGGTCATTGCCGTCGAGTGCTTGGGCGGTCCCGAAGACGGTGCGATTGTGCGGGTCGAGAAGCAAGTGGCGCAGACGTTCACGCGCTTCATCCCGAATCTCGGTTTTCTCAACGCGACCTATGCGCTTGCCGTGGACGACGGGCGGTTCGTGTTGCGCTATCTCTCCAGCAGCGTGGAGATAGACTAGCGTGAGCGTGTTCGGCGGCGTCGCGACGCCCAATCAAGGCGAGGCGGCTCCCGGCTCATGGCTCGGCGGCTCGCCGGCCGATCAGTTACCGCCCCAGAAAAGCCGCACGGGCCCCGAGACCAAGAAGATCGCGTGGGCTCGGCGCGTGAACGGAACGCTCAAGCGCGAGCGGGAGCACGTCACCGACGAGATGCGCCGCGCGACGAACCTCGCCAAAGGTTCCACGCCGTGGTGGAAGTCGCGCCCGCGCTGGAAGATCGGCACGACGCTGAACTATTGCGTGACCGTCCCGCTCACGTGGACGGCGATTCTGTGCGATGCCAAGCCGACCGTCTCCTACACGGCGATGGATCGCACCAAGCAAAAGCGCGCCGACATTGCGACGGCAGCGTGGAACCATGCCTACGTCGATGGTGGCTGGGAGAAGGTCATCCACGATGCGGTGCTTGTGTCGCGGGTGCAGAAGAAAGCGTACCTTCGACTCACGTTTGATTCGCTGGCGCACGGGGGGCGCGGCCGACCACGGCTCACCAAGGTCCTGGGCGAGCAAGTGTTCATGGACCGGAACGCGTCGTGCATCGACGATGCGGAGATCGTCATGTACGAGTACCGCGAGACGTACGGCTCGCTGTGCGCGCGGTTCGACGGGTTGCGCCAGAAGCTGGTCCGCAAGTACGACCAGCCGCGCGGCTACGGCGACGACAGCCAAGACGTGCTCTCCGCGCCGGCTTCGTACACCATGCCCGCCTCGGCAGGCGGCGCGACGTATACGACCCCGGCGTATGCTGCGTCGTCGAATCCGCCGGACTCCGCTGCAGGCAGCTCGGGCATCTTGGTGCGCGAGTTCTGGACGCGTCCGCATACCACGATCGATGTGCAAGAGGTGCAGTTCCTTTCCTCCGGCGAGCCGGCCACGCAGCCGAAGCTGTACGATACGATCGATGAAGCCGACGCCGAGCCGCTGCGGCGCATCCTCACCGAAGGTGACGTCATCTACGAATTGCCCGAATCGCTGGTCTCGGCGATGTACGACGCGATGGACGCCGGGGGCATCCGCATTCTTGAGGACCAGCCGGCGCTCGAAGCGATCAAGCATACCGTGACCTATCCGCTCTATCCGCAAGGGCGGCTCTTTACCGTTGTGGACGAGGATCTGGAAGCGGAAGATCTGATGAACCCGCTGGGGTATTTCCCGTTTGCCGAGATCGACGCGAACCCCGACCCTGGCGGCGGTCAGTACGGCCCGAGCGACGTGGACCTCATTGCCGACGCATACGAGCATTTGGTGCGGCTTGTCTCGCTTGTCCACGATACGGCGAACCTGACGGGGAACGCCATTTGGCGCATCCCGATCGGTGCGGAAATTTCGAACGACGATATCACCAACGCCCCGGGAGCCATCCAGCGCGAGGATATGATGTCGCTGCGCTACGGCAAGCGCGAGCCGGGTCCAGAACTGCCGAACTACATCATGGCGCACATCAAGTTCCTGGTCGAGCAGATCAAGGAGTTGAGTGGGCTCTCCGACATCATGCTGGGCAAAATGCCGCCCAAGCAGCAAGTCTCGACCGAGACGATGACCATGGGGCAAGAGGCCTCCGGCGTGCGCTTCCGTGATGCCCTGGCGTCCCTCTCGCGCGCAATGCGGATTTTGGGCGAGCAGTTCCTTGAGCTCATGGCGCGGTTCTACACCTCGCCCGTGATCGTGCAGATCAAGAACGACGCGGGCGTCACCGAGGCAACGCCGATGCTCGGCGCGTATCTCACCGATCCGTTCATCGTCGAGGCAAAGGCGGGAAGCCGCCAGCCGTCGGGTCCGTCAGCGCGGCTCAACACGCTGCTCAATCTCAAGAACTCGGGCGTTCCCGTCCCGCTGTTTACCATTTTCGAGCTGCTCGAAGAACTGGGCGCGATCAATTCGGCGACCGGGTCGATGCGCGAAGTGGAGAAGCTCAAGAACGATCCGGCGCGCAAATGGCAACTCTTGGGTCTGGCCGATCCAGCGCAGCAGAACCAGGCGAAGAAGCCTGGGAGCAAGCGGGCCCGCAAGCAAGGGGCCGCGGCGGGATGACGCTGGCTTCGACGCTTTGGATCGAGAGTCGCCCCGGGTGCATCACCATGCACGCGATCGCGGACATCCGGCGCTGGGCTGAGGGATTGCTTGAGGCGCGGGCATCGACGTTGAAGATCGAGCGAGACGGGCCCCAAACACGCGTCACCTTGCGCTTTGTCCTGGCGGATGGTATAGGGGTCGCAGACGTGGCAGCGCTTATGGCGCTCAAGCGCCAGCGGTTGCGGCGTGAGGTAAACCAAGCACGGCTACGGGAGGTGTGTCGGTATGAAGCGCTTTAGTCTGGGACTGCTCGTTGCGGCGCTCGCGCTCTTGCTGGTTCCGGCCGGCGCGCAAAGCCCGATTAGCGAGCCGACGTGCATCTTCACGGTCCACATGACGAACCTGACCGCCTCGACGCAGATCATCACGACGGACAGCGTGCATGCGATCCGTATCTGCCACTACTCGTTTTCGCTCGCTCCCAACGCGACGACGACGGCGCAAATGGTGTGGGGAACCGGGACGACGTGCGGAACGAACACGATGTCCGCTTCGCCGCTCCTGCAAGTCGGTGGCACCCCCTCGAACTCCGTCACGGCCCTTGGCGGCGTGGGGTACGGGTTCATCGATGAGAACCCCACGCGGGGACTCTCGAACTACTGCCTTTTGGTCACGGGCTCTAGCCCCGCGGTGAACGGGGTCGTGCGGTGGGGATACTACTAGTGACCGCCGTCACGATATGGCAGCCAGGCGAGGGCTTGGACGCGTGTCGAATTTTGCGATGAATGGATGGCGTAACCGATGAATGGGTACGGAAGATCGTGCAAGAACACGAAGCCATCCTAAGAGGCAAGTGGGACGCGAACGGGCGCCGCGTTCCCGGGATCGTCGAGATTATCCAAGCCGGGCAAGACGCGGCTAAGGAAGCCGCCGATCAGGCGAAAGCGAACGCCATTGCGGCGACCGCCGCGGCCAAAGCCGCGCAGGAGCGCGCCGATGGTAATCGGCGCTGGCTCATCGGGACGTTCGGCTTGGGTGCCCTGGGCCTGCTGATCAAAGGCCTTGAACTCTACGCGCTCGCGCACGGGACGCACTGAGTGCCGGTCATCAATGCGGCTGGCCTGGCGCTCGTGAAGCAATTCGAGGGGTGCGTGCTCACGGCGTACCAGGACGATAACGGCATTTGGACCATCGGGTACGGCTCGACCACGGACGTCACGCCGGGCATGACGATCACGCAGGCGCAAGCTGACGAACGACTGCAGGCTGATCTCACCGTGGCCGAAACCTCGGTCGCCGATCTCGTGGAGATCGTGCTGACACCCAACGAATTTTCCGCGCTGGTCTCGTGGGAGTTCAATACGGGCGGGCTGGCTTCGACGCCCGGGCTCGCGCTCATCAACGAGCGGCAGTTCGAAGCGGCCTGGGACGACCACCTGTGCCTGTGGCTTGAGCCGGACCCGGTGGGTCTTGCGCGCCGCCGCGCCGCGGAAAAGGCGTTGTTTTTTACACCGTGACCACGGACGCGCAAGTGACGACGATCCGCGCAGACTACGCTGCAGGCGTCTACTCAGGCGCCATGCACGAGATTGTCGGGCAGCTCTTAGACTACATCGACGGCCTTCTCTCGGCTGCAAGCGCAGGCGCAGGTGAGGGGCCAATCGTCACGCCGGACGGCGGAGGCGCCGTCTGAGCGTGCCGGCGCTCCCCCAAACGACGGTTGCCAAGACGCAGAACGGGCTGTGGTATACGCTCCGGTCAGCACTCTTTTGGCTCGGCGCGACGGTGATCGTGACCGCGACGGGCCCGGTGCTGGCGTCGTTGGGTGCCTGCCAGGCGAGCCATGTGTTAATCTTTAAGTGCGCGCTGGACTGGAACGGCCTGTCCTACTCGCTCACGACGGGCGTGCTCGTCGCGATCGGGCGCTTCATCCAGGGGTATCTCGCCAAGCCCCCACCGCAAGGAGGATAACGTGACTCCCGACAACGCTTACGTTCACATCCTAGCAATCGTGGCGCTCATTGCTTTGCTCGCCGCATAAGGAGACTCTGTGGCTTCAACCCTGAACACCATCGGTGCCGCCGTGTGCGGCGCGCTGGCCGCCTACATTCAGTCCGACGAAGCGGGATTCGCCGCGCAGATCACCGCTGGGGAAACCGAGCTGACCACGCTGGTCACAAACTTGATCAAGGACATCCCGGCGATCAAGGGCGTGGCGGGGCTGGTGGCCGGACCGATCCTCGCCGCGATCGAGACGCTCATCGAGAACACCGTCGAGGCGGAGATCGCGAAGTTCCCGCCGTCCACGCTCGTGTCTGACGTCGTGGCGTATTTGCAAGCCGAGCAGAAGCGCCTGAGCGCCTAGCCGCTTGACTTTTCACCCATGCGGGTGAGATAGGACGGGATGATGCTGGGCCGAGAGAGGAACCGTGGCTTTTGAGCGGGATGCCGCCAGGCGTACCTGGACCCCCGGGACAAGGCGTTATGCCCCCGCCGCGGGCTCCGATAGGTGCTCCTCCTGGAATGCCCCCCGCGATGCCACCTCCGGCGGCTCAGCCGCCACCCCCGCCAGCAGGTCCGCCGGCTGGCGGGCTCGGGCCCGCATCGCCGCTACAGGGCCTCTTTTCCGATCTGCCCGCCCATCTCGGGACGGGTTGGCAGCAGATCGATCTGGCCTGCCGCGCGGTGCAAACAGCCTTGCGCTCGCGCGATTTTCTCAAGACGCCTGCCGTCGTGGCGGTGCTGCAGAGCAGCCTCAATACGATGCAGGAGCTGTTATCGCACTACACTTCCGGCACGAGTGGCGCAAGTGCGCCACCGCGCTCGTCTGGCGCCACGCTCGGTGACACGAGTGATGCGGGCAGTCCGCCGAGCAGTGATGCCGACGCGCAGCCCAGCGCGGACACCGCGTCCGATTCTGCCGATGCGGAGATGTCGTGACGCTCACCTTTTCGCGCGTGGCGCGAGAACACGCCCGGCCCAAGGCGCTTGGCGCGTAGATGACTACTGCTGGGATGGGAGGTGATTCACGCAATGGCAAAGCGGCACAAGGGCGGCAAAAAGCATAAGGGCGGGATGCTGTCCCACATCGAAGCGTTCAAGAAAGAGCGCAAGGGGGCTAAGCACGTTCGTAAGGGCGGCAAAAAGCACCACAAAAAGCGTTAAACGCTGAGAAGCGCATAGCGCCGAGATCCCATTCCCGGACTGCGGTCTTCCCGCAGTCCGGGTTTCCTATTCCGTCAAGGAGCGACTGTGCCTGAGAAACCCGACAAGCTGCCCACGGTCCGCGAGCATGCCGAGCAACTGGTTAACGCCATGGTGGACAAGGGCCACATCACGCCCGATCCCGATGCGGCGATCGCGGCGCGCGGCATCCCCACGTTTTCCAAAGGCACCGCCACGCTCGATCCGAACACCGGACGGCCCGTTGCGCAGTCCGGTGCCGAGTTGCCCGAGTTCGAGAACGGCACAGTCACGGCGCCTGAGCAAGACGGGGGCCCGCCGCCTGCCTCCGCGCCTGGTGCAGAGCAAGAAGCGCAGCGCATCCTGGCCGAGCATCAAGCCCGCGTGGCCGAAGCTCGCACCCGCGAGCAAGCCGCCGGAGCCCCTGCCGGAGCCGAGGGTTCCGCCCCGCCGCCGGCAGCGCCGCCCGGCGCTGCCGAGGGGGCCGCTGCTGCCGAAGCCGCCGCCGCCGCGCAGATCGAGTTCGAAGAGTTCGAGTTCGAAGATCCCGATCTGAACCTGAAGTATCCGGTGCGCGTGCCCAAGCACGTTCTTGAGACGGCCAAGCGCGGGTACGGCCGTCGCGCCGCGTACGATCGCGCGATCCGGTACGCCAAAGACGCCGATCCGGTCCTGCGCCCGCTCATCGAAGACGGGCGCCTCGCGCGTATCTTGCCGCTCCTTCAGCGCGCGCTGGAAGACCCGGCGTACGGCGAGTATGTCTACCAGGGCTACGAGCGAGCCACGAAGGGGCTCCCGCTCATCGAGCAGGCTCGCGCTGAGGCGAGTGCTGCAGCGACGCTCCCAGCGCCCAGCCCGGCAGCCGGGTTCTCCGCTGATCTCAACGCACTGGCTGCTGAGGACCCGTACTTTGCCGAGCGGGCCGCGCCCATCCTCAAGACCGTGGAGGACATGCAGCAGAAGCTCGCGCGCATCGAACAGGAGCGCACGACGCAAGCCCAGCGGGCCGTCGAGGAGCAGCGGCTCAACCAGCAGCGCGGCGCGGAGATGGCCTCGGCGCATCGCGATCTGGCCGCGGCCTACCCGAGCCTCTACACCGGAGACCTCCAGCGCGACGATGCGATCTGGCGCAGCACGGTCAAGTACGCCAGCGACTCGGGCTACGCCAACGCGTACGGCCTGCGCGCGGCGATCGTGTTTGCCGGGCAGCAGATCGCAGCCATGGAGCAAGAGCGGCTCGCGGCCACGGCCTCACCCGCGGCCACGGCGCTCGCCGCGCAAGAGAGCCAGCACCTCGAGCTCGCGCGCCGGCAAGCAGCTGCAGCCAGCCGTACGGTTGGGGCCGGAGCCGCGACGGCCGCCGCACCGCCTCCGCCGCCGCAGCGCCCCAGCACGCGCAACGCCGACGGAACGCTCAAGAAACCCGAGCAGTTCATCCAAGAGAATATCCGGTACTTGCAGCAGACCCGCGCGTAAGGGCTTGACGTGCGGCTGGGGCGGGTGGTATAGGGCGAAGCGACAGCCTGCCGAGCAATCGCCACGCAGTCGCCGTAGAAAGAGCCCCCCAGGCCAGGACCCCGCCCGTCGCCGTGACTCCCTTTGGGACCCCGGCACTCACGCGAGGCGCGACTCCGAAACCGATGAGGCGCATCACCATTTGCGTTTCCGTTTTGGTAGCGTGACGGAGGGTCAGTAGAAAAAATCCCAACATCGAATCTCGGAGGCTATGACCAAGATTCAGCGATCTTAGCTGAATCGTTTGCCCCCTACGTCTCAGACGCCGTGTTCCAATCGAACCGCGTCGTGCGGGTGATGTGGGACAACGCGCAGCGGCACGATGAAGGGCGCTTCCTCGCACTGCCGATCTTGACGGCGAAGAACGACACGGCGCAGAGCTTCGGGCAGTACGACTTGCTCGCGAGCGGTCCGCAGTCGCTCTACTCGGTCGCGTCGATGCCGTGGTCGTGGTATCAGACCGCCGTCTCGCTGGACTACATCACGGTCAAGCTGGTGCGCGGTCCGAACATGCGCGTGGACAATCTCACGACGCAGATCGAGACGGCGATCGGTTCAATCACGGACCTCCTGGGCCAAGACACCTGCTCGACGAACAAAGGGCGCACGACGCAGCACGGCAACCCGCTCGTTGGGATCTACGAAGCGTGCGATGCCGGCGCGGCGTTCGACGTGTACGCCAACATCGCGCGCCTGGGGACGAACTCGTTCTCGAACTGGCAGGGCCAGGTCATCTCGCTGGCCACGACCAACATCGGCACGGCCAGCAACGACGCAGCGCGCTCGCAGATCTTGCGCAACTACACCGCCTGCGTCGTCGGTGATGCGGCACCCACGCACATCATGGGCCACCAGCAAGCCGTCTCCAGCTATATGTTTACCATGGACTCGCAGGTGCGATTGAGCCCGGGCGATGCGGCCAATCCGTATCTCGGCAATCCGCACTTGCTCGGAGCCATCTGGATCGGCGATACCCACTTCGACACGTACTCGAACGGGACGGCGGTCGGGTACAACTTCTTCTATGTCAACGCGAACCACACGAAGTACCGCTACTTCGGCGAGAAGGGGTTCGATTTCGTGCCCTGGATCGACACACCGAACGTCTTGGAAAAGACGTGCCGGTACGTCATCGGCCTGGCCTGTGCCTCGGATAACCCGCGGTTAAACGGAATTTACGGGCCGGTCAACGACCTCTTAAACTTGTAGCCTAGAGATTGACTAAACGCTCGCAAGCCGCGTAGGAGAGACACAGTGGCAAAAGGCAAACTCAACCCCGAACGCGTCGAGCAGGATCCGCGTGCCGACAATACGATCATGGACGGCAAGGTCGCCGCAGTCGGCAGCAGCTATCCCGACGGGCGGTTCGTCAATCCGTGGAATGCCGGACTCGACAAACAGTTCCCGACGAACGACGGCTACTCGCCCAGCGATAAAACGCTGTACGGTCCGACGGCCACGCCGGAGGCGATGGGCGCGCTCGAGCTCAATGGCATGTCCGACTACGACTCAAACTGGGAGCACGGCGTGCGCGGCGGGATCGAGAAAGCGCCGAAGGGCCCGCGCGAAGGGTCCCGCTGGACGCCGAAAGGGGGCCGTCGCTAATGCCACTTCACAGGTTGTACAACACGACCACGCCGTCGGCGAACCCGTCGTATCTGACGGGCCTCTTGCCGGGTGGTGCGGGCGTGCAGGTTGCCGGAACGCAGGTCGCTCCGGGTGCGTCGGCTCCGCGCATCGAGGAATCGAGCATCGAGGTCTTCGACATCACGGCGCCCACGTTGCTCACCCCTGGCGTGACGCCGCCGACGCCTGCCGCGCCGGGCAAGCTGCTGGTCATCTCGCCGGCCGACTCGATCGGTGGTGCGACGTGGAAGCTCAATTCAGTCGCACGCCAGGCGCTCGCGCGCGGGCAGTACGGGATCGTGTCCTCCGCCGGGCAAGTCGGCGACGACGCACCCACGTTCTACTCAGCGGGCGGGCCGCGCTCGACGGGCTCGAAGGCGATCGTCCAGTACGACGGACCGATCCAGGCCTACGTCGAGACAGTGGTGGGCGGCAACGCGATCTCTGCGGGTATGGCGCTCTCTGCTGACGGTGCGGGCAATCTCACGGCGTACACCATCCCGGTCGGCGGTCTGCCGCCCGGGCAGGTCTTGGCCACGGCGCTTGGCCCCGTGGCGGGCTCCGTGTCCATCCCGGTCCTCTGCAATGTCTTCGTCGGCGGATATTAGGTTCAATGGCGAATCTCGACATCGACACGTCCAAGGCTCCCGCGACCCAACTCAAATCCGCGCAAGCCACAGCGCAAACGCTGGGCATGTGGATGAACTTGCAGAACGCGCCGCTGGGGACCAAGACGGGCGAGAACTTCAACGTCCCGGCAAATTACGTCATCCCCCCGGCGCGCATCTACGTGCTCAACCACTCGCGCACGCAACCGTGGAAGCGCATCGTGATTCCCGTCTCGACCCGGCGCGGCGCCGAAGAAGCCCTCATCTACGATAAAGAACTCGCGAAGATCTACAACGTCGATACGCTCTATCGCGCGATCGATCAAGGCCGCGATCTGAATCGGTACAAGACCGAGGTGCACCCGGTGATCTTCACCTTCAAGTGCGGTGGTCAGGTGTACGCCATTCCGCCGGCGCGCGACGAGAAGTCTGCTCCGCCGCGCGTGGAAGTGCGCGAGGGGTCGTGGGACCTCTTCCTCGGCAATTACGATCGCATGCGCGCGCTGACCAAAGACGGCACGCCCGATGCGACGGTGCGGGGCGAGGAGCAGTCGCGCTTGGCGGTTGCGTGGCGGATGCGCCACAACCCGGTCATGCGCTATACCGACGACGGCGAAACGACGGAGCTCGCCAACCCGTATGGGTTCCTCGAGTTCGTGCGCGAGACGCAGCGCCAAGTCACCGAGCCGCTGGACAAGGAATACCTCAGCGCGTTGGATATCGTGGAAAGCTAATGGCGCGCAACGGCAAGCTCCTCGCTGTCGTCACGGGGGTCGAGTATTCGCCACCGCCCGAAGAGCGTCCCGAGGGAGCGTTGCGCTTTGCCGATCCGTCGGCGGCGGCGTTCCCGCGTGCGGTCCACACATTCGACCCGCCGGACTACCGCTCGACGAACGCGCAGAGCGGGCGGGACATGGCCGGCGGCGTACGTTCCATGACCGGAACCCTCGTGCCGTGGGAGAGCCGTCAACCCTACGAGGACTCTTGGGAAGCCATGAATCGCAAGCGCGGGGTCATCCGCGACAAAGAGGAGGTCTAAGTGGCTTCGTCAGCCGTTAACGTCCCGAACCCGGTATCTCTCCCCACTGCGACACAGCTCGCGCAGATCGCCGATAACATCGCCAACGTGTTGTCATCCGGAGCGCAAAAGGGCGCATATATCGACTTGTACGATTCGGTGCAAGACCTTGCGACGGCCGTTCGGTGCCTTGCGCAGTGCCTGCTCACCATTGCCAATTCGACGGCTTCAAGCGTGGGAACGGTGAACGTGCGCAACGCGTATGCTCTGGGTGCGCAGGCAACGATTCCGACGCAGATTAGCACGGCGGCAGTGTGAAGAACGCGGCACGGCGCGCTCAGGTCAAGCGCACAGGCGCGCGCAACGTCGCGCCGTTCTCGAAACGCTTGCGCAAAAGCGGCAAAAAGGGCCACAAGCGAAGCACGAAACGCTCGCGTAAGGGGTAGCCCATGCCGTGGACGCCCGCGCAGAAGCGTCTGTTCGGAGCCAAGTACCGTCGCGGCGAACTGTCTAAGGCGCAGTTCGACAAGATGATGCACGAGCCGACGCGCAAAGACGTGAGCGCCTCCGGGCACGCGGTGACGTCACGTCTCAAGGCGCGTAAGAAAAAGATGAAGCGCACCGTCAAGCGCTCGCAGAAGATGCGTAAGCGCTGATGGCGTCACTGGATACGGGGAACACTCCGCAAGGCTACTCCGGCGCATCGGCGATCGCGATGGTGCAAGCCCTCACGAATGAGCCCACGCTCCCCACGCAAGCGCAAGTCCTCTTGTTCTTGAATAAGGGCGTGGAGGAAGTGGTCCGGCAAGTCGGCGGTATTCGTCTGTGGGCGGGCTATACGACCGTCAACAACCAGACGAACGTGCTGTTCAACGACGACGTGATGGACATCATCTCGGCGAACTTCTCGATGGGTTCCGCGTCGTATTCAAACCTCACCGCTACGACGACGCCCGGAAGCGCCTCGCCGCTGGCGCAAGGGGCGCTGGTCTACCCGATCGATCTGCTCGAGCAGAAGGCGTTCATGGATGCGGCAGCCGGCTTCCCGGCTGTTGGATTCGGCCCGCCGCAGGCGGGGTTCATCTATCAGGACCAGGGCGCATCGCCGAACAACCCGCTGCCCGCGCCGCTCATTCCACAACTCTCTGAAGTGAGCGGTACGTCTACGGGCGTCGAAGTGTACGTCGTCATAACGTACCTCAACGCAAATGGCGAGACGACGGTCTCTCCCACGGCGAATTATACGCCCACCTCCACGGCCTATCAGACCGTCGTCGCGTCGCCGCAGTCGTGGTCCAACGCCACGACGTACAACGTGTACGCCTCAACCAGTTCGAGTGGGCCGTTCTATTTGCAAAGCACGACGGCCAACGGCGGGCCCGTCACGATCGGCAACACGTTCACGCTGCCCGGCACACTGCTGGCGACGGGCACGACGCCACCGACGACGAACACGGCGATCGGGAGTGGCACGGGCGGGGCGCTGGCCATGCAACTCTATCCGGCGGCGATGCTCGGACAGATCAACATCTACTATCGCGCGCGCCCGCAACTCTGGGCGGATACCACGTCGAACTCGTGGACCAATCTCGATACCATGGCGCAAGAAGCGGTGGTGCTCTTTGCCGTCGGGCGCGTCTTGGCCACGCGGCAGCGCATGGACGAATGGAAGTCCATTTGGGAACCCATGTACAAGGGCACGATCGAGGATCTCAAAGAGGCCATGAACCG